ATGGTTCGTAACGACCTTGCCCGTGTGATCGCACTGGAAATCGACCGCGCTGCCATCTACGGCACCGGCTCTTCCAACCAGCCTCAAGGCTTGACCAACGTGAGCGGTATTGGCTCCGAGACCCTTACGGGCACCGGCACCTTCACTGAGTACATCGCGATGGAGACCGACGTTGCTGCAGCCAACGCTGATGCTGGCGCTCTTCGTTACATCGTCAACGCCACCACTCGTGGCGGCCTGAAAGGCACCAAGAAGGACGCTGGAAGCGGCGAGTTCGTCTTCGCTGATAACGAGATCAACGGTTATCCCGTGATCGTTTCCAACCAGCTTGCTTCTAACGACGCACTGTTCGGTGACTTCTCCATGTTCATCATGGGCATGTGGTCTGGCTTGGATCTCACTGTTGATCCTTACGCTGGCGCTACTGCTGGCACCGTTCGCGTCATCGCTCTTCAGGATGTTGACTTTGCTGTCAAGCAGCCTTCTGCCTTCTGCTTCGCTAGCTGAAGCTCATGAGAGTTGAAATCACACGCAATGTGATGATCAACGGGGAGCCTGTGAAAGCAGGCTCTTTTGTTGAAGTGGATCGCGTTTTAGGAACACTGTTACTTAACAGCGACAAGGCGAAGGTTGCTAAAGAACCTGAGCCTGCACCGGCTTGCCCACCCAAGCCAGCACCTGTAAACCCGGCCAAGGCACAGCCCGCTCGACGTGGGCGTGCCAAGGCTCCTTCTGGAGAAGACTGATGACAATTCTTTCTGTAGGGCTTGAAAAGCTTTCGCATTTTGCGTTAGCTCCAACAGCTTCACGCACATCTGCCCTCAGCGGCACTGCTGTTGATCTGAATGACTACGAAGGCGACATTTGCGTAATTCTCGATGTTGAGAATGGCGGAACATCAACTTTGGATGTCAAGATTCAATCAGCTGACACATCTGGTGGAACTTATTCTGACGTCTCTGATGCCTCGTTCACTCAGGTGAGCACAAGCGCAAGCAAGCAGACGTTAGTTTTTGACAAAGGAAGCGCCAAGCGTTTCATCAAAGCTGTTTCAACAGTATCTACTTCAACTCACACCTATAGCGTCAATGCTTTTGGTGCTTTGAAGTACGCATGATCACGGTATGCGTCTAGCCTTAGCTAGGCGCTTTTTCTTATGGCATTTGCAGAAGACTTAAGCGTTTTTTTGAGCAGTGCTGATTTTGCTGTTCCTGTTACGGCTGGGTCCACTTCAGGGCTAGGGATATTGGACATGCCAAGCGAGATCATTGCTGACGGAGTGGTGCTGACAACTGATTACAAGCTGACTTGTGAGTCGTCAAAATTTGGAAGCTTGTTGCATAGTGATTCGATAACGGTTGACGGAGTCAACTACACTGTCAGGAGCGCGAACCTCATCGACGATGGGAAATTCGTTGAGTTAATGCTGATGAAGAATTGATGACTGCTGAAATCGGCTACTTCGCAGACAATTCCAAGAACATTTATTCTTGGGATCCTCTCACTGCTGATGGATCAACTTCTGCGGTAAAGCTTGCGGGTGCGAACTATGTGTTTGTTCATAAAATTGTGGGTGGGAATATAACTGTTATAGATGAGGGCTCTTTGAATGGGACTGATTGGTTCGAGCTTGAGTCTCATTCTCACTCCGGTAGCGGTATTGATGCCCACTTTTATTCCAACAGTCCCGTCCTTTATGTCCGGTGTACTGCGAGCAATATAGGTAATGGCGAAGAGTTCCACGGTTCTGTGATGTGTGATTGATGACTACCAGACGCGAACAAATCCTGTCGCAGATTGCTACGACACTGGCCAGTACAGCTGGCGTTAGTGGGAGGGTGCACAGGTCAAGGGTCACAGCGGCAGCCAGAGCTGAGACGCCAATGATTGTTATAGAGCCAGTCAATGACGTTGCGCAGCAGTCAACTTCATTGCCAAAACTTGATTGGACAATGCGCGTAAGAGTCGTTGTAATCACTCGATCTACGACTCCCTATACGGATGCTGACCCCGTAATCGAATCACTGCATTCACTGCTAATGGCAGATTTAACCTTGGGCGGTTTAGCTATTGATATTCAACCTGTAATCACGAATTTTGACTTCTTTGATGCTGATCAACCTGCTGGTGTGTTTCCCAATGAGTACGACGTTAAATACAGAACTCAGGTAGCAGACCTTACTGCCTACTAAGGTCTAAGCAGTTGCAAGGATTACGATGAAAGACGAGTACAGCGGTCAAGGTGGGTCGTATTTAATCGATCCAGAAACCGGAAAACGCACTCTGATCCAGCGAACACTTCCCGCCGACACCCCACAAAAAAATGGCACCACTTCTTCTACGGAAACGACTGATTCTGATCGAAACAGAGTCGAGCTACGGCGTCGATCCAACTCCAACCGGAACGGACGCGGTTTTGGTGAGGGATCTGAACATCACGCCTCAGCAGAGTGATGTTGTCAGTCGCGACTTGATTCGTCCTTATTTAGGCGCTTCAGAACAACTGTTGGCTAACACTCGCGTTGAGTGTACTTTCAGCGTTGAGCTGGCTGGTTCTGGTACTGCTGGAACTGCTCCTCAGTACGGCAAAGCACTACAGGCTTGTGGCCTCTCCGAGACCATTTCTGCTGGAGTAAGTGTCACTTATGCGCCAGTCAGCGCATCTTTCAGTTCAGTCACCATTCACTACAACATCGATGGTGTTCGCCACAAGGTGACTGGTGCTAGGGGAACATTCACGTTGAATGGATCCGTGGGAGAAATTCCAACCATCGACTTCACGTTCACTGGCATCTATAACGCTCCTGATGATTCAGCATTGCCTAGCGTTACTTACGCAAACCAGGCAACACCGCTGATCTTCAAGAACGGCAACACAGACACCTTCTCCTTACTTTCTTACTCTGGCTGCTTGCAGTCGGTGAGCATGGACATCGGCAACACGGTCGTGTATCGCGAGTTGATTGGCTGCGACAAGGAAGTGATCATTACTGATCGCAGTGCAAGCGGCAGCGTAAGCATTGAGATGGTTTCAATCGCCACGAAGGATTACTTCACCGCTGCATTGACTGACAGCGCACTGGGCAACCTTACCTTCCAGCATGGCACTACAGCTGGGAACATCGTTGATTTTGCTAGCACTAGCATCGACATTGGCGATGTGAGCTATGGAGACCAGGACGGCATTGCGATGCTGAACATCCCTTACACCGCGATCCCATCAACAGCGGGCAACGACGAGTTCGTTTTGGTCTATACTTGATCTGTCGCAGCTCTGCTCTAGGACGCTAGGGATTCCATCTGTACTGCACTCCCTGCAGGGGCCGCACCCGCCAAGACCCTCGGTGTTTACATGCAGCGAGGGTCTTGTGCTGCATAGGCAACCTTTCTGGTCCTGCAGTACGGCCCTTTTATTGTTGTAAGCTAATTGCAGTTAATTTTGCTCAATGGCATTCGTTCGCAAAAAGGTCAAGACTTTCAAGTGGCCTGTGACTGTTGAAGAGCCTGCTGACGGTGGAGTTTTTGATGATTCCACTTTTGACGCAGTGTTCAAGCGCGTACCACGTTCTGAGTTCCAAAAGCTTGCAGACAAGGGTGATCTTGACTTACTCAAAGCAGTGATGACTGGATGGGAAGGGATCGAGGATGAAGACGGCAAACCGTTGCCGTTCTCCCAGGTAGCAATGAAAGAATTTGCTGATGATCCTTATTGGATTCGTGGTGTGCTGAAGGCATATACGGAAACATTTGAAGGCGCAAAACTGGGAAACTAAAAGACGCCGTCAAGTATTGGGCGAATGGCGGCAAAAGGATAGAAGACAAGAGTGGTGATGACGCAGCGGCATTTGGATTGAAGCCGCAGCGTCAAGCCGCTCCTGAAGAGAAGCACTTTGAAGTGTGGGAAGAAAATTGGGATACGTTGATGATGTTCTTGCGTATGCAAACGCAATGGACCGTCACGATGGGAGGTTACGTTGGATTGAAGTATGAGGTACTTCTTGGTGCATCAGGACTGATGTCCCTTTATGATGTAGAGAATCCCCGTGAGATGCTGGAGAGCCTTCAAGTAATGGAAGCTGCTGCACTCTCTGAGCTGAACAAGAAAGATGGCAAGTAAAAGCGTTTCGCCTGTTGATATTAAGATTAAGGTCACAGGGGCTGAACAGCTTGCGGCGTTAAAAAGTTCTTTTCGAGATTTATCGAAGCAGGCAAGATTGTCTGATCGAGATATTGTTCGGGCAGCAAAAGATATTAGAGATTTTGCCACTGAAGCTGGCAATAGTGAAGCGACAATAAAAGGCCAGATCAAGGCATTTGAAGGCTTGCGTGAACAGGCCGACATGGGCGGCAGGATGTATCGACTCCTTGGTGCAAGTGTTAGAGACTTAGGGCTAACGCTTAAGGGCTCCAGTAGGCAGATAGAGGAGCAAAGGTCCGCGTTACTGGAAATTGGGTCTGCTGCTTCTTCTAGTTCGGCGCAAATAAAAAAAGCGATTGACGGCCTTAAGCAGTTAAGGAACCAAGCGTCTCAGGACTCTCAAGCATTCTTTGGACTTTCAAAAGAGATTGATGAGCTGACAAAAAAAGTCAACTCACTTGACGCTGCACTAGAACAAAACGCAAGCCGAAACAGGGCCAGGGCTGCTTCTGTCTCAGGGGTTTTGGCGAAATATGAAGCTTCAGCGAGAAAACAAGCTCAAGCCGCAAAAGAAAGAGAGGAAATTGTTAGAGGTGAAGTCTTAGCTCTTAGCGAGAAAGGCAGTGCTACTTCGGAGCTTACGAAGAAAGAAAATCAATTAACTGCAGCAATAGCGAGAAGAAGGCAACTAGGTGTTCAAGAGACTGCTCGCGAGGCTAGAAGATCAGTAAGAGCTGGTGCTCAAATCTATACAGGCAAGACAGAGCTTGGCTCTATAGATGCACTCGACCAGCGCTTAGGCGATCTACCGGCTACCACTGCTGCTTTTTCTCAAAGGCTCACTGAACTGCAAGATCGGTTGATAAATACTGTTAGGTCAAGCGATCAATATGTTGCCGTTGCGTTGCGTATTGCACAGGTGCAGCGAGAGGCAACAGCAACTGCTCAGGGGTTAGGCGCTGCTCTGGTAAAAGATTTAGCCAGCGGCAATACGGTTAGAAATCAAAAAAACCTGCGCGAAGCTATTAGTCAGCTCCAAGCTGAAATGAATGAGCTAAATACCGAGACAGCCGAGGGTTCGTCTAAGTATGCAGAAAACGCAAGACAAGTTAATAATTTACAGAAAGAATTAGACGGAATTGCGGGTAGTTATCGCAACGTCACTGACATGGCGAGGCAGGCTTCTACTGCTCAAGGCGTTTATGCGAACACTTCTGTAGGCAGCAACTATCTTCGCCGGGGGATCGTTAGGCAGCAAGAGGCAGCAAGAGCTGAACTTGGTGC